CCATCACGCATCACCTCCAAGCTGAGCGCGTAGCCGGGCGATCTCGGCGCTCTGGCTCGTCACCTTGTCGGTGAGCTGAGACACCTGCCCGGTCAGCGCTTCAATCTTCCCCTCCATTCGACCAACTGCTGCAGCGAGCTCGTTACGCTCCTTGGCGAATTGGTCGGCGCGCGCCTCGGCAAGCTTGCGGGCCTCGCGCTCGGAGTCGAGCAGTTCGTTCAGACGGCGCACGGTGCCGATGTCAGCGTTGTCCATGGCGCGGTCGGCGGCATCCTTCGAGAGAAACTTGCGGAGCCATAAAAAGCCGCCCAGTAAGACGGTGCCCGTTCCGCCCAGCCAGGTGGCTGTGCCTGGGCCGAGGTCGGTCGGGTCCATCAGTGTTCTCCTGGCTAAGCAGCGGGCGGCTCCGCCATAAAATCGTGATTTCGGGCGTCAATAAGCACGCTCGATCTAAAGTGTGGCGAGACATGCCTTTCAGACATGCCTCACCTTGTTACAGATCAGAACTCAAAGCCGATATGGCCATAGGTAGGGAATGGGTCAGTGCCTTGCTCAATCGGGTCGGCGTGATTTGGGTAATACACGCGAATCGGCTTAACGGTCGGCGTAAAGCCAAAGCGAGCCCAGCACACGCGATCCATCACGATCGAGAAGCTGCCGTCTTCCTGAACCCGGGCGTAGGCATCTGGGTGACCATCAGTGCCGGTATGCCACAGGGGCTTCCGATCGGTGCTGTAGATGACGAAGTTGCCGTCCGTCTGCATAGCTGCGAAGGCAGCACCTTTATTTTGGGTGTAGGACGCCCAAATAACACGGTCGTTCTCACCGTAGAAGACCAGGTTGCCGTCGCCTTGGAAGACAAGCCGGGACTTGCCGGCTTTGAAGGTGTCGCCGGGATTAAGAATGGTGCCAGGCTTGATGATTGAGGCAGTGGACTGCGGCTTGATAGAGACCGATGCAGTAATCTCCCACAGGGGAAATGCATCGATGATGACCATGTTGCCGTCATCCTGGAGCTGAAGGTAAGTACGCCCGGCCGCATTTTCTTGGCTACCGCCGTAGGGAATGTCGGTGTTCACTGTGTGCCAAATACGGCGGCGGTCGAGGTCCAGCAGCCCCAATACGTGGTTCATGTAGACCTGGGAGGCGTCGTCTTTCTTCCACACCTTCGGATAATACTCGTCACTATTTGGGGAGTGCTTATCAGCAACCCAAATTGCGGTTGGGCCATCGTACAGAGCAAGGTTCAGGTCCGACTGGTTGATCAGCCTGTACCGCCCATTGGGCGACTGAATGTACTGATTAACACCAAGAATGGTTTTAGGAGGGAAAACAGAGCCACCGCTTTGAGCGAGCAGAGGGTAGTTAAAAGCCATTGATTTTTTTCCTATAAGCGAGGGTTGATTTGCGGAATTTCCGCATTCATGTCGCTCAAAGGCGATGGCTCGGGGCTCGAGGCCCTCACATGATTCAGCGCCCCACAGCGGGAGCACTTGATCTGGAGCTGGGTGATCCCCGCCGCTCGGGCGAGGAGTCGTTTGCAATTACCGCAACGGATATCTTTAAGCATCTGCAAAGCCTTGGATTTTTCTGCTAGGCTCCGCCCCGCTCGCGCGAGCAGTGAGGGCCTTGGCTGGCTTGCAGGTGTAGTCTGCGATCTGGCGTCTCCCTTGGGTGTTACAGCACCCGCTGGAGTCGCCCTCTCTTTTTCTCGCTGCACAAACAAGAAAGCCCCGACTAGTTCGGGGCTTTTGCTTTTGTGCGGGCACAAAAAAACCGGCGCTTTGGCCGGTTTCTAGATGAGCTTGCCGAAGGCAAAACTCTAACAATGGACAAATAGTGCCATCACGCGTGCGGGAACGCAATAGGCCCTCAAGCGGCCTCCTTCATTTCGTAGATTGCGGCTGCCACCGGCGACAGTGCGCGCTTGTCCAGGTCCTCGCAGACCTCGAAGCAAATCTGCACGAATGGCTCCCAATCCCTGGCCCAGGCGCATGAGGGAAGCGTCACGCCGTACACATCGTCGATCCAGCGCTTGAACCACTCCGGGCTTTCAAACGGATCCTGCGCCGATGACTGCCCGCCCTGGTGCATGCGGCGGTACCGGAACATCACGCCCTTGGCCACATACGCACAGCGCTCGCGCTTGGCCGCGGTCATCCGGCCCGACCTGGCCATTGCCAGCGAGAACACGCACTCCTCGGCCACCTCGCGCTCGTTGTCGCCGCTCTGCGGGGCGTACATGAAGTTGCCGAAGGCGCGTAGACTGCCGGGCAGCTTGAAGATTGCCGCCTGCACACCACCGGCCAACGCCTGGTGCACGGCATGGATCGCCTTCCGCTGCTTCTCTGTGGTCTGGACCATAGTGCCCAACAGGCCCAGCTGTTCGATGAATGCGCCCTGGCTGTCCCACGCCGTGTAGAGGCAGTCGTGCCACGCTTGGCGTGCGCTGTTCAGTTGCATGGGCCGTTCTCCTTCTTGCGGCGACTTTCGATGCCCTTGGCGCGTACTACGCACCAGGTGGAAGCGATGGTCATGGCCAGCAACAGCGCGCCGGCGGTATCTGCGATAGTCCAGTTCATGCTGCCGCCCTCCTCAGGTCTTTGAGCTTCTGCCTGTACAGGGCCTTGATGGCCTGCAGGTCTTCGATGGTCAGGCGCTGGGGCTTATGAGGCCCTTCGAGGAACTCCACCTCGTCGGCGCCGATACGTTTCACCAAACGGATGCGGTACTCGACGGCATTCCCCGACAGGTTCCGGTTGCACTTCACGCATTGGCGGTGGACGTTGAGCGGTTCGAACCGCAACTCCGGGCAGGCGCCCACCGACCGGTAATGGCCAGCGTCCCAGCGACTGCCGGTGATGAGGTCGTGGTCGCTTGGGTTCGAATCGCAGCTGATGCACGGCAGGCCGGCGTCGCGCTCGCGGATGTAGGCATTGAACGCCGTCTGCGCCTCGGCCATATGCTCGCGGCGGGTCTTCAGCTTCTCCCGGCGCTCCTGCAGGTCCTGGCGGGCCTGCTTGGTGATGGCCTTGGCCGCGACCTTCTGCAGCTTCGGATCTTTGGCCATGGCCTTGGCACAGGCGATGCTGCACACCTTCTGCGTGGACATGGACGGCTTGAAGCGCTGGCCGCAGCCTGGTGCCTTGCACTTCTTCGGTTTGATCTCAGCTACGCGCATGGCTCGGCCTCCCTGGCTTTCTGCTGCTCGGGATCGAAGTCGCCGCGCAGGGGCATCAAGCTGGTCTCTGCATACGCAACGCTTCTGGACTCGCCAGGACGCTGACAGATCCACCCATACGCCAAGGCAGTGCAGCTCATTCCACCTGGGCCCATAAAGCCCTCGCCAGAGGAAAGCTTGTGCACCAGCTCGACGACTGTTCCAGCCGGGATGCTTGGAATTGGGTAGATGCTCAGGGCAAGGTCGCCCACGTTGAATCTGCTCATCAGTACTGCCCTCCCCACCGATCCGGCTCAGTCCAGCGCACGCCGCGCTCGGCGCCGAAGGCGTGCATGACTTCGAACAGGTCGCTGAACCACTTCTGCGATTGCTTGCGGGTCGAGACGCCCAGGACGACAAAGCCCCCGTCGATCCCCGGCACCGCGTCCTGCTTCTGCACCGCCGCACTGAAGATGTGCTTCCAGTCCTCGTCGGTGAGCTTGCGGCCGTACCACTCCACCTGCTGGGAGACGTCGCGAAGCATTGCCCACATCTTTCGGTTGCAGACGTCCGGGCGCTTCTCGTCCTTGATGACCACCACCTTGGGCTTGGTCAGGTCGATGGCGTGCAGGGCGCCGTAAACACGATTGAGGTCCTGGGTGCTGCGGATGGCGAACTCAGTCATCGCTGCGCCCCTCCACCCGTGCCATCGCCTTGCACAGGGCCCGGTCATGCTCAACCAGGCCCCGGGCCTTCGAGTAGAGCGCGTGAGCGCGCAGGGCTATGTATGGGCTGTTGGAGTAAAAGTCCCAGCTCAGGTACCAGCCGCCGAGGACAGACAGAACGTTGTTCACCTGCACTCGGAACAGGAGATCTCTTTGGAGTTGGCTCATACGCCCTCCCCGGCCGGCTGCCCGGCGCGCTTGATGTTCAACTTGGCCAGCAGGTGTGCACGGCACGCGGCGGCGCTCGATGGGATCTGCTGCAGGTCCAGCAACCGGGCCTGGCGTTGGCTTGCGTACTCGTCGGCCATCTCGCTCAGGCTCTTCTGGCTGTCGTGGCCGATGCCGGTGGCGATTTTGCCGTCCAGGGGCTGGCCTTCCTTGGCTCGGCGCAGCACGATGTCATAGGCTCGGTCGAAGCGAGCCTGCAGGCCCTTGTCGTTCTGCTGTGCGGCGCGCAGGTCGAACAGGCCGGTGGCCACGGCCGCAATCTTCACGCCCTCGTGGCTGTAAACGCCCAGCAGGGCCTCGACCCAGGCAGCGGTCGGCGCTGGCATGCCGAAGTCCTCGGGCGTCGGCTGGCACATGGCGATGAACTCACCAACGCTCGGGGCGAAAGGCTTCTTGAGCTTGCGGCACTTCTCGATGCCGAACTCGATCTGCTCGAGCGTGCGGATGCCCTCGGCAGCGAACTCCTTGATCCACTCCTCTTTGGCAGCGGCCAGGGCCTCGGTGGACGGCCACGCTTGGCGCCATGCCGGGAAGATACCGCGCAGGCGACGGAACAGGTCGTTGACCACCTCGGCAGTCTCCAGGGAAACCACCACCGGGCCGCCGTGCAGCTCTGGTGGACGGTTCTGCATCGCAGCCATCAATTGGTTTGCTGATTTCATGGGCGCACCACCAGGTTTTCCGCCCATGCAGTGCTGTCGAAGTCAGGCTCGCTGCTCTGCCGTGGCGGGAACTGCTTCACGTTCGAGGCGGCGGCGCGGTTGCGGTCGTTCAGCACCCACTTGACCAGCATCTGCACCCATTCGGCCTGGGTGTTCACTTGGCCGCGGGGCTCGTAGTGGGCAGTGAATGCGCGGCGCGCCTCCTCGGTAAACAGGTCAAGCGCTACGCCTGAGTGCACCGCATAGGTTTTCAGGAGCTTCGGGCCTGGCTGCCAGTCGAGGGTCATCTCGCTGGGCATGCGAGGGTCGACAGCCCCCCACGCAGAGAGAGGGTTTTGATCTTTTCTTCTCTTCTCTTCTCTGGTCCGCGTTTTGTCCGCACTGCTTGCGGACGGATTGCGGACGGAATCAGACTTTCGAGAGGCTCGCTTGCGCTCACTGTCGTTGGCGCGGCGCTTTGCGCTGGCCCCGTTGTGCTCCTCAAAGCGAGGCATTACAAGGCTTCCGCCCTCATCGAGCTCGGCCCATTCAACGTCGATCATTGCCTGTGTGAAGCCCGGCCAACCGATTACCGCATCCATGGCATCAGTGGTGTACCCATGCAGCACGCCATCAGAAGAATGGGTGTCGAAGATGCTCCAAGCGACATGCAATCCACCAATCACCCGCAGCCTGTCCGCACGCAATGCGGACACCATGCGGAAAACTTTCGGATGGGTCTGAAGGTCAACGCGCATTTTTATCCAGTCTCCGGCCATTACGAACGTCCTGCGCCGACCAAACCGGCGAGCTCAATGAAGCGATCCACATACCAGTGAGGCTGCGTTTCGCGAGGACATTGGGGGCTGGTCAGGTTCTTGCCATAGCTCAGCCCCTTCTCGGTGATCGCCCAGAAGGTGACCATCTCCTGCTTCGAGTTCTTGCGCTGGATAACCTTGATCAGGCCTGCCTGCTGCAGCGCCTTGTTGAACGAAGCTGGAGACATGCGGAGGCCGTTGTCCTTGAGCAACGCTGTCAGCGCTTTGGTAGGCAGCGAACTTCCGCCCGCTGCGTCTGCGGGGGCATCCACCGCATAGCTGGGCAGAAACTTCGGGTCGAGCCCGTTGCTCTCGGCGATCTTGGCGAGCATTTGCACCTGGCAGGATGCGGCCGGCTTCAGCAGGCGCGTGAAGCACTCCATGATGGCGATCTCGCCAATCACCTTGGTGCCGTTGGCCATCACGGCTTGGCGCGCCTCGGACTGGCCTTCCAGCTCACGCCAGCGGCGTATCACCTTCATGCGAAGCGCCGGACTGTAGCCAGTCAGAAGGCAATCGGTGTGCTCTCGGTCGAGGAGGTACTGGACCTGCTCGCGGTTCTGCCCGTCCAAATAGATGTGCTCAAAACTGAGCGCATCTTCTTTCAGGTCAGCAAGCATGGTGGCGATGTCGCGCTTCACGTTGTTGTGACGCTTCCCCGTAAGGCTGGCTATCTCTCGGGATGACATCGTGCGCGCCACGAACTCGTGGTTCGCATGCTGTGGCGCGGGCCTGGACAGGACCTGTACATGAGGGAAGGAGGTATGCATAATCGTCCTCGAAGCAGTAATTGAAGAAACCGCCCCGCCAGGCGGTTTTTTTGTGCCTGGGGTTCGTACCTTGATAGTGCGAAGCCCATGGGCACCGATCCGCGCATGCGCGGAAAAATGAAGCCATTCCGGTTGCGCTGCCTGTAGCCAGGCGCTCCCTTTTCAGGGCCTTTTAAGGCCGAGCCAGGTGCCGGAGCTTGCCGGCGCCTTTAGGCCTCGTTTTCTCGAGGAGGCTTTCCCGTACTAACTGGACG